CTCTGATCGGTGCTAGTCTCAAACTAAGAGATACTAGCAGCTTCTTCCGAAGCCTCGGTGGAGAATACCTGAACTATCAGTTCGGGTGGATCCCTTTGGTGTCTGACCTAAAGTCAGCTGCCAAAGCCATCATGGAATCCGAAAGGATTCTATCACAGCTTGCCAGAGATTCTGGCAAGAACGTACACCGAAAACGAATCTCGGAACCCATTCGTACCACCTCTGTCTATACAGACAGCGCCAATCATTACAATGGCATGGGTGGTGCCGATGTGCTCGCGCCTCCGTGGTATCGTGAAACAGATTCCACCAGTATCCAGCGATGGTTTACTGGCTGTTACACGTATCACTTCGAACCGGCACGCATGGATGCGTTGCAGGAAATCGTGGTGAAAGCTAGGCTCCTGTACGGTCTGGATCTCAATCCAGAGGTATTGTGGAACCTAGCACCATGGAGCTGGTTCATCGACTGGTTTGCCAATGTTGGTCCGTTGCTAGGCAACGTATCAGCATTCCAGAAAGATGGACTGGTCCTTCGCTACGGCTACGTCATGGAAGAAACAACCAGGACGTTGCAGCGCCGTAACCAGATACGCCCAAGATATGGGCCCTGGCCGATGGCGTCTCAAGACACTTTCCAAGGAATTCGGAAGCGTCGTGAGAAAGCGAACCCATTTGGATTTGGGTTGACCGAATCACAGCTGTCCACAAGACAGTGGTCGATCCTAGCGGCTCTTGGCATGACCAAGACGCCCCGCTCTCTCCCTAAATACTGAGGAGAGTAACCGGACTGATGTTGGCCACAAGCCATCTAGGTTCACCACACACAGCGTAAAACATACGCTGTCCCCACCAGAAAGAGCAATCTCATGTTCGCTGATCCCCAGACTGTGACCATTTCAGGGTCTGCAAAGACCCTGAATGGTACTTCTAACACCCTCACGGGTAAGAAGTACGCGACTTCTGACCGTGCGTACCAGTGGGACATCTCCCACACGTACGGTCGTCGTCACCGTCACACCATCCGCATGCAGGTGGATACGCTTGTTGCGAATCCTCTCGTGTCCGGTCAGAATGTCACGCAGTCTATGACTGCTTACCTTACGGTAGACATTCCTCCGGGCTACGACGCTGCGACTGCCAAGGCAGTCTTGGATGGCTTCCTGGCCAACCTCACCGCTACTAGCGGTGCCAACCTGACCAAGCTGGTCGGCGGCGAGAGCTGACGAGAGTCAGCTCCCGAAGTTGGAGCATTGCTGGATCAACATGAGACAGGATCATGACAACCGCACAGAAAGGCGGCGCATGTGAAAAGC